ATCTAATGCACTAGAGATATGGTCACAGAAGCAGAAGCTAAAGGAAATGCGGGAGGAGCTTAAGGCACACATCTCTTGGACGTATGGCCCTAGCGCATGGGACGAAATAGTACGAATAGAAGCACAACAACGTAAAGAACAACGTGAGCTAGTCTATAAGAAGCAAGAGTTCATAGATAAGTGTATCAATTTGGCTGTGGGTACCGCAGTAGCACTAGCAGGTGTAGGGGCTTTAGTAATAGTTATGTACTTCTTAGGTGTAAAACAGGGGAAATGGTAATGGCAGAGACGATATTGGATAACTGGAAGGTTCTACCACGGCTGATGATGCTGGCAGTCACTATACTGACGTATCAGGCTGTACATTGGTTTATGTCGTTACCTGATCCTAGCGTAGCTCAGTCAGGACTTGTATCAGTCTGTATGGGGGCTTTAACTGGTTGTTTCGGCATATGGATGGGTCGGGAGTCTAAGACTACTGTGACCCCAACTAAGGTTGTACATGAGGAGAAGTATAGCAAATGATAGGTCAGATCATAAGTTCCATCGGTGGACTAGCTGCTAGTATCATCGACAGTAAGACACAGCTTAAGCTAACCGAAGCTGAGATAAAGAAGAAGCAACTGACGGGTGAGATCGACTGGGACATAGAAGCTATCCGTGCGACACAGAACTCATGGAAAGACGAATGGATTACCCTACTGTTCTCTATTCCCCTGATACTAGCTTTCTGTGGTGACTGGGGTAATCAGATCGTACAGGCTGGGTTTACTTCACTTGAGGCTATGCCAACGTGGTATCAATATTCCCTTGGAGGTATCGTGAGTGCCAGCATAGGAATGAGGTCGGTATCAAAGTTCTTCGGTAAGTAATACATAACACAAGGCACAAAAAAGCCGTAGGTATCCACTCAAGGACGCCTACGGCTTTTCTGATTCTAATCTAGGTCTCCCATAACTGCTGCTAGACCTTGGTATAACGTCTCTATGTCGATCTTTATCTTCCCTATAGTGTAAGTCACCCAGAGTAGAACTAAGCTGTTTAACAGCATCAATCCCTCAAATAGTGTCATTAGATACCTTCCTCCATGAACGTCTTAACCCACATTGCTGTGATACCTGATCGTACAATATCCTCAACACCAAACTCAATCACTGGTACAGGTAACATATGCTTCTTAGCTAAGTGGATCACCTTTGATAGACCATCAGCTTCCTTAAGGTCACTCTGCATAACGTCACCATTGAGAACGATTGTAGTACCCTCTCCCACACGGGTTAGAACCATCTTGAGTTCATGTAGTGTGATGTTCTGTGTTTCATCGACAATTATGAAGGCATTATCGAAGCTACGCCCACGCATGAGTGCAAGAGGTGCCATCTCAATGTTGCCATTCTTGATCCCTGTTTCCACTGTTCCCTTACCAAGGTGTTTCTCCAGAACATCCAAGACAGGTAAAGCCCAAGGCATAGTCTTCTCATTTAGGTCTCCCTTCAAGAACCCAAGCTCCTTACCCACGGCAACATGAGGACGTGTGATAACGATCTTGTCAATCTGCTTTGTGATGTACAGATCAGAGGCATACGTTGCTGTAACATACGTCTTCCCAGTACCAGCAGGGCCAAGGATAAATACCTGCTTATTCCCCTGTAGGGCTTCTATCAGAGCCTTCTGCTTGGTAGTCTTAGCGACAAGACCAGAGGTAGGCTTTTTGTCGGCCCCCTTGTAGTTAGTCTTTCGTCTTGATCTAGTGGGCTTCTCAGGGAAGTCATCCATTAGCGGTGTTCCTTTTCCAGTAGTTCCTTTAGTTCCGTATAGCCACCAACATAATTTCCATTAGGGGTGAATATCTGTGGTACTGTGGTCATACCAGCCCTCTTAATCAAAGTTAAAACCCACCTTGAGCTTTGGGAGTGTACGTTGTACTCTGTGTAAGGGTAGCTACTGCCCTTGAGTAAAGCCTTGGCTGCATCACAGAAGTTGCATTGTTCACGGGTAATGATGGTGTACATGGGTGTCTCCTAGTAAGCAGTTTAGACACTTGCTCAGGTGCTTTGGTTACACTAGGTCTACGATCTCACAGCTATCTCCAGAGCAAGCTAGTGTCTGGCTACCTGCTGTATTGTCTTCGCTCTCGTACTCTGAGAGTTCATCCCAGTTTAGATCGTCGGGCATAAGGGACTTAAGTTCCTCATACTCAGATTTACCACACTCTTGATAGGGGGCCTGTTGGTATGTGTGTTCGTTATACGGTAGGAACGACACACCAGACATCTCATCAAAGTGCTTGTACACAAACGCACCCACTTCAAACCATTCGTCGGATCGGACGTTGATTGTCACGGAGGGCTTATGCTCACACCAGTGTCGCTGATACATCAGCCATGTCTCCAACTGTTCGATTGCAGTCATGTCAGAGGTACATACGGCTCCATCAGGTGCTTTCTGTGGGAAGCTAAATACTACAGTTGTATCTGGCTTCATCACGCAGGGTTCATTAGGTACACCACGATCCTTGAGGAAGTTTGTCAGTGGGTCTTTGATGTCGCCACGCACAGTACGAATGTAGTAAGGTGAGTGACGAGCATGGATACCACTAGCAGAATCAACAAGTTGGGAGACAGTGCCACTAGGTTTGACGCAAGTGATAGCAGTAGCAACAGGGATACCAAGAAGTTCAGCCCACTCAGCGTTTGTATTAACAGCGACATTTTTAAGATGCTCCAATGTTTTGGCTAACCCACCGTTCTTGAGTGTCATTAGCTGATTGTCCATAATACCTGTGAGGCTAACCCCCAACAGACGTTCTTCTTCTGTGTTGTCCTTCCATTCCTTCGACAGGTACGGAAAGTGAGTGTAGGTACTTTGGATCGTACCCAAGATGGTGGCAAGTTTGACCTTGCGTTCTAGGTCTTCAACAGTGTCGGTAGCACGGATAACACACTCTGTTAGGTTGCAGAACTGAGAATCACGTAAGATTATCTCACTGCATGGATTCGTGCCAAAGTCAAACGAATTATCACGCCGCCCGTTCTTAGCTGCCTGTACCTTAGCTGCCTGACGGTTAAAGATACCACGTTCACCACTACCGCTTTCTACTAGGGCTTGCCACTCACGCATGAAAGAGATGCTGTCGGGCTTCTCAGTGTACGACACAGAGTTGTTAGCCAAAGCTCGTTGTGGATCGTTCTCCCACCATGCACCTGACTTAGCGTGACGCATACGATCATCTGAGAGGTTACTCAGGGAGATCATAGCTGACCGCCGTACACCACCTACAACTACCACTTCACCGATCTTACACATGATGTCGTGACATTCAATAGACGATAGCTTACGGCCTGTAGCGTTCTTGAACGTGTGGATCACAAAGTTAAACAAGTCGATCAGAGGCGCTGGGCCAGAGGCACGACCACCAAAGGTCTTAAGTCGTGACCCCGCTGGACGAACCTTAGACGTATCCCACTTGGGAACCTCACCGCTGTACAACAAAGCAATAAGCTGACGTAGAGCCTTAGCCCAACCCTCCTTGCTATCTTTAACCACAATGGTTGTGTCGCTGTTGAATAGCTGATCTGGTATTTCTGGTAGCTTGTTGATGTACTGACGCTCAACTGAGAACCCCACACCTGTACCGCACAGCAAGATAAACATAGCTTGGTCGAAGCTCTGAACCTTCTTTACCGCCATGTAGCTACAGTTGTACATAGCAGTATTGTCACGGAGGGCTGCTGGCCCCGCTGTCATAAGAGACCGCATGGATGGCATAACGTCAAGCGATAGGATAGCTTGCTCTAGCTGGTCAATGTATGTGTTATCACCAGCCACAGGACGCACGATGTTATCCATATAACGAGCTACTGTTTCGCTGTAGGACTCCCGACCCTTACCATCAAAGTATTTAGCATACCGTGACTTGTGGATAAAGGCTTGGTAGTCTGTTGGTAGTTGGTTGCTCATTCGCCACGTCCTCGCATAGTTTTATCTTCTTCTAACCAAATCATACGGTCAATGTCTTCTCGGTTTATTCCAATGTCCTTTAGTTCCCTGTCAGACATTTGATTTAGTAGCTTGACTGCTGCCCTATGCTCTGACCACATCACACAGTATCGCATGAACCTGACTACAATATTATTTACCCATCTCTTCTTCATCGGTTATCTCCTGACCCCTTAATCACACCACGCTTGGCACGATCATTTAACTTATCCATGTTAGTCTCCATTACCTCTGGCAGGTTACTGTAGAAGTAATTAGCCAAGGCTGTCGTGTAGAACAGAACGTCACCTAACTCTTTGACGATCTCTTTCTGGTTAACCTTAGTGTCGTCACGGAGGTATTTCTTTACCTTCTCGGCTACCTCCCCTGCTTCTCCTACGAGACCCAAAGCATTTTCCACTAGACGGGTCTCACCCTTTGTCGTGATCTTACCTTCAACCCAGTAGGAATACTCCATCGGTGTAGCATTAACAATGCTGAAAGCATCAATGTCTTCTTGCGTAATCATACTGTTCTCCCATAGAACTCTGTCTGTTTAGCAGGGTCTCTAGCTATATCGAATAGATACCAAGCGCAGTTGTCTTTACCTACGCTCTTACTACCCTCAATCCATTTGACCCTACCTATGCTCACTACCTTAACGCAATACGACATCAAGATAGCTGACTGTTTCGTGTGCATCCAATCGGCATCAAAGAGTAGCCATGTTGGACACATCTGCATCCATCTTTCGATAAACGGGTGCAGTATCTTTCTATCCCAAGGTGGGTTAGTAATGCAGAAGTCTATGTCCAGACCCATAACATCTATTTCAAGGGCATCACAAGCGGCAATGTAGTCCCCCCTTGGTTCGATGTCACTGGCAAATAAACACTCAGCATGACCGTCCGTAAGTGCCTCTAGGTGACCTATCAAACGCCCGTCACCCGCACAAGGCTCTATGTAATCAAACGAGTAGGGCAAGTGCGGGATCAGAGGCTCAACGGCTGACCTTGGTGTCGGGTAGTAGTCCCTCGGTACTCTCTCAAAGTCACTACGTTTGCCCATACATAGCCTTTAGTCGTGACTGTGAGATAAACTCTGGATCATACATGCCGTTATCTACCTCCCGTTTAACTACTATGCCTGACCACCACTCTTTGTTGGCTTGACCTGCCCATCCTTCTGCTGCGCCTTTGTAACACCCCGCAACAAGACCGATAACTCCGTTAGGGTGTGAAGAGTCCTTAAACTTAAGATCACGTTTATGGCTATGACCACAAGTAGAACTATGATGCCTGTGAGCCAATAGTGCATTAGCATGGTGCATACCAGACATAGCAGACCCAAAGTTACCACTACTAAAGAAGTGAGCATACGAGACCCCATCGTAATCAGCAATCGCTGGGGCTGAGTTCTCATACTCGTGGTACTCATCGAACCACCTGTTAGTTTGAAGGTGGTCAAAAGATATGCCATACTTCGAGCCTTCAAGTCGAGGATCGTGTTTGATAGCTTTCTTAATCCTGTTCTCATGGTTCCCCTCAAAACCTATGTAAGCTGGTCGTTTTCGTCGGTGGTGTCTGAACTTCCATCGGATACGCTCTTGTGCATCGTTGTAGTGTTCGATGTCTGCCTCATAACTCTGACTGACGATTGCCTCTGGGTAACGAGTGTCAAATGTATTTAATGACCGCATATCAGCGCCATCACCCAAGTCAACGACATAATCAGGCTTGAGGTCATACAAGAACTCACCTAACCAGTTAAACCTCTCATTACTCACAGTCGGATCAACGTGAGCGCATGAGAAGACTACTACTGTCTTTCCTGCCATTATGTTTCCTTTATCCATTCCTCTGGAATTAACTTGTCTGCGTACATATAGCCATGCTTGTCGCACCACATGCCTAACGTAGTCTTTGAGCCTTTGCTTATCTTCGCATTAGAATTAGAGAAGACAAACCGAATGTCAAGGTCTGGATGTTGCTTTTTGACTAGAAGATGTTTCTTTCTGTCTGCTGCAACGAACCGTCCCTTGGATTCTATGATGATACCGTTGGGGAGTTCAAAGTCAGGTGTGTAGGTTCTAACCTCGTTAACCTCATACTTGATCTTGAACTCCTCGTACTTGAACGGCACTTTAAGGCTCTTTAGTTGGTCTGAGATACGATCTTCTAGCCCAGACCGATAACCATGCTTTATGCCCCTTGAGGTGGCTCCCACAGTTGTTCGTCGTACCGCCTTAGCCATAGTAACCTCGCATTTTCTAGTACCCTCTCTACGTCACCATCGTAAGCCTTAACACACGTTTCCCAGAGGTCGTCTTCTGTTTCACAATGTGCCAGCATCTTCTCTGATGTCTTGGGGCCGACACGATGTAGACCCTTTATGTTATCAGCGGCGTCACCCGTCAGGATTTGCGTATAGAAGAACTTTATGCCTGACCACTCATCCACCTTAGTCCACTCCCCTTTTACGAAGTTAAAGTGCCAACAAGGAAGCTGTAGCATATCCTTATCAACAGATGCAACAACACAGTTATAACCTGTCTCTGCCGCCCCCTTTGATATAAGGTCATCAGCCTCTTCGTTGACACTAACGATAGCACTCCACTTGTTAATCATATGCTCTCGTGCCGCACCTAAATTCTCTGGCTTTTGGACAGAAGTTCTATTTCCCTTGTACGGGTGGGATTTAGCGATCTGATGTCTAAAGTTTGTACTGCCAGTTAGATACGTTTCGTAATCCTCTGGAGACGGGAAGGGAAGATCAATGGTCTCATCTAAGATATACTCAATAAGATCATCAACCTTCTCTTCTGCGTCCTTAGCGGTAAGGTCTTGAGTGGCAAAGGCTGCACGATAGGCTATGATGTCACCGTCTATCAGAACTTTGCCTCTGCTCACTTACATCTCCCCAAAGGTGACTGTACCATCGTCCTTCTCAAATCCTACGTCAGTTACATAACTGTAACCTGCGCCTCGCATAGCATCAGCTAGGAACTGAGACATTGTGTAGAGATCGAAGACACCATCTCGTGATGCGCTTGAAGAACCTTCGATGCCATCCTCTTCCT